CCTTATCGTCGGGAGGGATGGTCATCAACCTCGCATGGCATGCCACTCCCACCACCGCCGTATTCTTTCTTCTCCTCCATTGCATCAGCGATACGCTTTAGGCTCATCGCTATGGAGAACAGTGCGAGGTTTCGTCCATCGGCGTCACTGCATACTGCGGCTGGTTCTAGTTTACTCAGGTCAATGCTCATCCCCGCTCCTTTGCTGGTGTGGGCTTCTCCTAGGCCGATTCCCATTGACCGTGTTTTAGAAATCCGTGCCACGACTCTTTGTGGTTCCTGACGAGAATAGATGGCGCCACGGTGATGGTGCCATCCTCATGTTCAATGATCTGATGCGAGGAAAGATTGGCGACAAGATCAGTTCCGGGCGGAACAGCATACCAATTCCCTGCTGGAGGTGGCGGACTATAACCGCCAGCATTCCATTTCGCGTATTCGCCCGGCAACAGTTCATGTGGAGCTTTACCGGGAGCATGTTTGCCCTCAATTGTCATACAGTCGATTCCTTCTCTGGTGTGGTGGGCGCGGGATGGAGGGCGGCGCGGGCAATATCCAAAGCGCAAAACCAGTGACCGGCGGCGGTATCTTCGCCATCCGTTTTTGAAAGTGAAGCGATCTTCTCCAACGCCTCCCGCATCGCGCTCTCACCGGCAGCAGGGTCATGCCAGACAAGTTCGCTTCGATACTCTGGATGCCCATGTATCTTCAGCGCGTCGTCCATTGAAGCCCAGACCGATGTTGACTTCACCGCCGTACACCAGCGAAGTGCAACGCTTCCATCTGAGAAAACAACACCTTCAAACGCTGGCTCATCCGGCGCGTTGCGCTGGTTCTCGTCGTGAGTTTCGAGTGGCACATTCCGGCGGTACATCGTGAAGCGGCGGATACCTTTTCCAGCGCAGGAGCTATCCAAGACTTCGCTCTCTGCTTTGGCGCCTGTATCAGCCGGTCGCGACTGCTCTTGGGCCAATTCGGCAGCTTCCCATGCGGCGCGGAGGGCCTCCCTGATACATGTTCCTTCACGGAGTATATGCGCTACTGCATCTACTTCGTACATGCGCTCTAAAGCCATCGGCTGATTCATTTCTTTATTGTATGCGTCTATCGCCGCTTCCACTGGCTTGTCGGCGAGAAGATCGGAGAGGTTCATGGGGTTAGTCCCTTAAACTGGCGGGCGCGGCGATTTCATAGAATCGCGGGTCATGTATGGCCTTGCGGCTATTGCCTGCCTGTTGATTCAGGCTCGCACTCATAAAGAGGTTCATGGGGTTAGTCCTTAATCCGCTGATTCATAGGCTTGGCAGTCCATGCCGTAACTTGGAGCCGTATGGTGGTTGGTTGAGACAGAGTGACGAACCCATTGCGGGCCAAGACTCAGCACTTTCCGACCCAACTGGGAGGCGGCAAACCAAGAACAGGCGCGAACTCCATCTTTCTCCGGATAGAACAAACAGTTTTCACAGCATTGTGTCATCCCGTCTCTCCCACCATCTTCCTCAGCCGCTTCACTTCTTCCAGAAGGGCGGCGGTGTCGGTTGGGGCTAACGCAATAAACTCAGCAATGGCGTTCGCAAATTTCTCCGGGTCAGTAGTTTTTATGGTTGCTATTTCATCTCCGCTGGCATCCCAGACTTGGGCTGCGATACATCGTCCGCTCGGACCCGCCTGACCGTCGTATGTCCAATGATGTGCATTCGCCGCTTTCAGCCGCGCCTCTATCTCGGCAATGTCGGAGGGGGTCATGGGCATTGCACCGGGTAGAATATCAATTCGCGCCCGTCTCTTTTTCCGCCGCGCAACAGACCGGCGGCGCGTAATTTGAAGCATCTACGACGCAGCCATTCATCACGGTATCGAAGGCTCACAGAGAAAGACCCTTTTAACTTGGCAATCTCCATGATGCGTTCCGGCGTCTCCCGCTCCTGGCGGCTTCGTTCGTGAGCGCGGTTATACATTCATCGCCTCACAATCCTCCCGTCCATCACAGCACCAGACCGTTCCTGAGTTCTTCCGGCAGAGATTCGATCATCTCCTCATTGGCATCGTGCAAGGCGAGAAGCTTGGCAGTCTTATCCTCGACAGAGAGTTTGCTGCTGTTCTGGATGCGAGACGCCATGTCGTTCATCTCCATCACCCAGACTTCGGCGGTGGTGACGCGGGTGTATGGCTGTTCTGAGCCCGGCAGCATAACCGGCCAGTAGCCTTGCGATTCCTGGCTTTCATCTTCCGGCTGCTGCGCGATCACAGGTGGAAGAAGTTCCTCCCCGCGGCGAGGGATGTTGCCCATGTCCTGCACCTCTTCCGGGGTATAGACCCCGACCACGACTCCGGGATAGACCGTCCTCACCCCTTCGGAGACCACACGCGCCCTGAGCATGGCGCGGGGGTATTTCTTCCAGTTCTCCTTGCCGGTGAGACCGATTTTCTGGGCATCGGCAAAGGTCCAGGTGATTGTGGCTCGTCCACCCTGGGCGTGGGAGAACGTTCCCGAGACCGCTTCATCGCTGAGCGTTTCCCATTCCACCTTGCCGCCGGCTTGCTGGAAACGGGCGAGGATGGCATCGGCCTTCAGCGTCGGGCGCCCCTGGATCACATGATAGTCGCGCATGGCAATTGCCGGGTGCAGGCCCTCGGCCTGACACAGCAGCATGATCGCCATGGCCTCCTCCTTGCTCTTGAAGCCGAACATGCGGGAGGCTGCGGCGACGGAAGCCATTTTCTCGATGTCGGAAAGCGGAACGATGGCGTTCATGATTCACCTTTGATCAGGAAGCGGCGCGAGCCTGTGGTTTCGACACAGAAGGAATTGTAGACCTCCGGCATCGCGTTCTGGAACAGCTTGGCATCAAAGCGCTTACCGCCCTTGGCCTGCTTCCAGGTCGCCAGGGTGCGCCCGTCCAGCGATTGCAGGATGGAGCGGTCGCCCATGAAGGCCATGAGGGTGGTTTTCATCTGGTCGATTGCCGCTTCGTTGGCCTTGTGCTGGGTCTGGTAGCGCACGAGCTGGGTGCAAAGCGCCTCCATGGTCTTGGAAGCGATGACGGAATGGCTGGTATCGGTCGGCCAGAGGTCGTGCGCCTGGTCGCTGTTCACCGGATCTGGCGGGGTGTTGGTCAGCACCATCTCCCACACTGAAACCAGTTTCTCGACCCACTTGTCCTTGGTGGCCTGGTCGAAGGTGAGCTTGAAGTCCCGATAGCGCTGGCCGCCGAACAGCACCGCGAGGTATACGGTGTCTACATCATGGACGATGGCCTCATGCAGGCACTGGGCGAGATCGGCGTCAGGCACCCGGACAGGTTCATCAGGTTCCGAGAAGTGGCTAATGTACGCGGCGTTGTAGTTCTTGCACTCGACCAGGAACTCATGGTCTCGTGCCTTGTAGTCGAAGTGGCTTTGAATGAAGGGAAACTTGGGATGCCGGAGCGAGTAGTCGGCCTCGCTGAGGAACATTTCGTGGGTGTCCTCGAAGATGCGGGCGATGACGGGCTGCATGGTTTTGCCCATCTGCACCACTTCGACATTATCGAGGTTCTCTATCTCGGTGCGCCCGAGTTTTTCCAGCACTACTGCGCAGGTGTTGCCGGCGGCGATGCGGCGGGAATCGGTGGACCATAAGCCGGAATTGCGGATTTCGGGGGTGAAGTCGATCATGACTGCAGCTCCTTTGGCTCAAACAATTTCGCTTCCGAGCCACAGGCGCCGACCTGGCCGCGTTGGGTGGAGCAATAAGAGAACTCCCCCTCCATGCGCGGCGAAATGAACTGTTTGCCTTCATCCATTCTGCGGGCCATGCCGCAGGTCGAGTATTGTTCGTCGCCGTTTGCCGGCACATGGACATGCTTGCAGTCGATACAGTATTTCATGGGTTGCCTCATCAGTTAGGATGAAGTGAACATACTATGACCATCAGCTATACGCAATATGTACTATAATCACGAATTGTTGCGCGCCATAAATCTGTCGGATTGGCTTGCCGCGTCTTGAACCTGTGCTAGTCTGGAAAGGTTGAGGCGGCCCCGCGCAAACGGGAACCGCCTCTAATAACCCGATGAAGCCGCATCGGAGCCCACATAATGCAGTAACGGGCCTCCGGTTGCAACAGGAGGCTTTGATATGGCTGCTTGGATGCCCTTGTATTGGGGCGATTATTTCAAAGACACCTTGCATCTGACCCTGGAACAGCATGGCGCGTATCTGCTGCTGATCGGGGCTTACTGGCAGCGCGGACGCGCTTTGCCGGACGACGACTCTTTTTTTGCCGCGGTGACGAAAAGTTCGACCAAAAAGTGGAAAATGGTCCGCCCAAAAGTCGAGGGATTTTTTCAAATCTCGGAAGGACATTGGAGGCATGAGCGTATTGAAAAAGAACTACTTAGGTCTAGCGAACGCCAGAAATCCGCTATAGCGAACGGTAGAGCGGGCGGGTTAGCAAAATCCAAGCTACCCACAACCACACTCACAACCACAATAGAAAGTAAGAAGAAAGACTCGGTCGTTTTGGGTTTTGGGAAGAAGGTTGGGAATGGGGGATTGCCAATGACGCCTGAGAACAAGTTGTCACTGTTCCATAACTGGCTCGCCCCCCTGCTCGGAGATCAGGGCTGGGTGATCATAGGAAAGGCGATGGACCCTTCCAGTCCTGACTTTTTGGACTGTGTTGAGATTTGCAAGCGCAAGGCGCGCGCCAACGGCAAGGGCTGGCCGCACCAATGGCCTAGTTAGAGTACTAGGCACATCAGGAGTATGGTCCCGATCATCATGGCTATTCCAAGCCCCGGCCCCTGGGCATTGTCCATCAACTCAACACTAGTTACCAACATAACCAGGAAAAAAGCTGCCATCAGGATGCCGCCGGCAATCGCGATCATGACTTGGCCTTCTTCACGGGCTTGACGTAGACGGTCTCTTCGCCGCGGCGGAACGGCCAGCCGGAACTCGACCTTACCTGCGCATAAGCCTTCTCGCGCTCCGCCCAGATGTAATTCACGTAGTCGGCGGTGGGGATGTATTTCTGCAAAAACACCAGATCGTTCATCTCAGGGTCTGGGCGCATGTTTCACCTGTCTGTCTGTACAGCCTCTGGGAAGCACGGTGGCGGGCGATCTTGTCCTGTGCTGTCACACTACCGACCTCTGCTAAAAGCCTCTCATGGAGTTTCCTGTAGCGTCTGGAAGCCCTTTGGCGTCTGTCGGAGCAATGCTTGCTCATTCGGCGGCCTTAGAAAGGGGGAGGATGAGGTCAGAAAAGTACCTGATGGTATTGGTAAGCCCCTCGGTCAGGCTAACGATGGGTTGCCAATCGAGCGCCATTACGGCGTGGGTGATGTTGGGCTGGCGGCGGATGGGATCGTCCTGTGGCAGGTCGCGGAACTCGATTTCGCTATGGCTTCGGGCCAAACGCTTGATGGTGGCTGCCAGGTCGAGAATGTTGATCTCGCGCGGATTGCCGATATTGACCGGCCTATTCTCATCAACAGTTGCCATCAGCTTGATCAAGGCGTTGACGGTATCGGAGACATAGCAAAGGCTGCGGGTCTGGAGGCCGCTGCCGTAGATGGTCAGCGGTTCGCCCCTGATCGCCTGGACGATGAAATTGGACACCACCCGCCCGTCGTCGGGTTGCATGAGGGGGCCGTAGGTGTTGAACAGCCTGGCGATCCTGACTTCCTGGCCTTCGTCCTGGTAGAGTTTGCACAAGGTCTCGGCTACCCGCTTGCCTTCGTCATAGCAGGCCCTCGGACCTCTGGGATTGACATTGCCCCAGTAGCTTTCCCGCTGCGGATGCTCCAAAGGATCTCCATATACCTCCGAGGTTGAAGCTTGCAGCACTTTGGCATCACAAGCCTTGGCAACGTCCAGGACGGCCTTCATCCCGACAGTGGACGCCAGCAGGGTGTCCAGCGGTTTGGCGCTGTACGCCTTCGGGGAGGCCGGAGAAGCGAGGTTATAGATCTGCCGGGTTCCGCGTGGCACCGCATCAACTGGGATCGGATCAGTGACGTCGAGGGGTTGCCAACTGAATTTGCGGTGGTTCGAGAATAGCTTGACGTTTTCGATGCTGCCGGTGGACAGGTTGTCCCAGACATGCACCCGGTGACCGTCCGTCAACAGCCTGTGGACAAGATTGGTGCCGATGAATCCGGCCCCGCCTGTGACCAGGATTTTCATCCGTAATTCACCCCTTTTGCGGGCACCGGAAGCCCTTTGGCCTCCAGGGTGGCGCGCATGCGCCTGTTTTCGTCCATCAGCAAAGTGGCAATCCCTTGCCAGTCAGGTTCGGAATCGGCCCCAAAGACCAGGACCAGGGAATTGGCCTTATAGCGACCCGATTTTCCCCTGGCAGAAATTTTCCGCACATAGCCGCGGCAGATCAGGTCATCCACCAGGCGCAAGGCCCCCGACGGGCTTTTCAACCCTAGTTCATCCGCCAGCTTGCGGTAACTCGGGGTGCAGCCATGCTCGCGCTGGTAATCGGCAATGATGCGCAACACCTTCGCCATTTGCGGGGTGATGGCGTTCATGGAACAATGGCGAAATGGATGGTTTCCCAGATGGCCTGGGCCGCCAGCAGCATGTAGCCGACCATCGCGCACATGGCCAGGATCATGACCAGTCTTGCCAGTTCCTTGGCCCAGATCATCGCTTGTTCCCTCGGCGGGTGTTCCAGTTAGCCCAAGCCTCTTCGACACTGGATCCGGTAGCCTGGGGATTAACCCAACAGGCATCATTCTCACAGCCGACAATGAAAACAGCGCCAACCCTGCGCGCCAGCCCAAGATCATCCTCCCCGCACCAGGGACAAGGCTCCACTTTGTGTTTCCGCCGGCGGGCCATCTCCAGCGATTCCTCAGCTCCACGCTGTATCACTTGCGTCATGTTCATGGTTATCCCCTGTCACAATCTCATGGATACATTATCGGAACATTCACAGTATGTCTATTGACACATGACGACGCCAGTTCCCCGGCGCCGGGTATGTATCAACTACGGCCCTCCGCTTTGGCGATTGCGGCGCGGATAGCGCGGACATTCTGAAAGCCGAGTGCGTCAACCACAGATGGGCCATGCTCTGCTATTGCGGATACCGCTTTCAAGGCCGCCAGCAAGTCCGGCGCGGCTGCGATCAGCCGGGCGTTGGCGCGGTAATCTTCCACGCGCGCATTCCCTGCCACACTGGCAATCGTCACGGCCAAACTGCCATCTGCCTGCTTGGGGCCGAATATGGTGTGGGCAGCATCGCCAACGCGCCAAGGTCCGGGGGTGTGTTGCGTTGTCATGGCTCAACCCTCCGCCCTGGTTAGGCCGAGCATGCGATGATAGTAGGCAGTAACGATTTCAGACGCCCGGTAGTCATTGGCAATGCGCCGCGCCAGTCTTGCCTTGGAATAGTTAATCTCTTTCCATGGCTTACCTTCATCATAAGAAATGAAAGCATTGCCCAGACTACACATGTTGACATCGCCAAACCCGGCAGCAGCAAAAGCTGCCTGTAAGCGCTTATACTTCATCGCGGTAATGCGATCACGAATAGCAGAAGCCTTGCCAAGCTTCTCACAAATCACAGAATTGGGATAAATCGCTTTTGTCATCTCTCAGTCTCCATAGGTTAGGTGTACACACTATGTACTGAGACCTACTCCCTGTCTATTCACATATTGTTGCAAACGAGTGTAGGTGGAATAATGTGCTAGTCTCGGAACATGTCGAAACTGACTTGGCGCCCTAAACCAAAACCTCTCGACCTCACCAGCATGTTCGAGCAACTCGCCCGTAACCGTGTCTCCCCCCACAAACACCTCACCATCTCCCCAACCACAAAACAGCCAATCCGCCCCAGCAAAGGCCGCCACATCAATCCAAACTCGCCCGAAGGCAAACTCATCAGCAGCAAATATCTCTAGTTGAGATGTATTCTCAGTGAAATAATGTTGCTCTAAACCCGTTTCCTAAATGTTCTTCACAACCAATAATATCAAGCACTTGTTATTTTGTGCTTGACACCGCAAGTGCGGCTGACAGAAAAACACACATAAGAAGAACTCGCCGCCCGCCGAAAGCCGAGACACTACTTCTCTAACAGGCGCTCTGCAGTGAGAAGGGTGGACGCAGTGTCAACGCCTCTGCTCCCTGGTTGGTCACTATACTCTCTGATGCAGCGTCTTTCCACACATATCGGTGTGTTGGTGATAAGCACTGATTATGGGAAATCCATCCGCATTACACGAGCTGCCAGTCCAAAGGACCTCTCAACGGGGCTCGGTGGTGAAGGATGTGTGCCCCACCACCCTCTCCGCCCCATAAAGAGTTTGGGGTTTTAGAACTCCTGTCGGATACTGTGTCTGTTTGATAGAAACTACAGGTGTAGGTGATGGTTGCGTCGGCGGCGGAACTGGAGGATGGTACGGATTGTGAAACTGTCTTTGTGACGATGCGCTGAAAGGGGATATTCAGTGAGGTTTGAGGAAGCGGTTGCGGTGATGCGTGGTCCCAGGAACATGCACATCATCTGCATCGACGTGACCAACAAGTGTGATCTTGGTTGTTCCAACTGCACCCGGTTATTGGGGCAGCAGACTCAGTTATGGGAGATGACGCCGGAGAACTTCCGGTTGTCGCTTCAAAGCCTGAAGGGGTATTGGGGGGTTGTGGCGATGATCGGGGGCAACCCCTGCATGCATAGCCAGTTTCCTGAGCTTTGCCGCATCTTCAAAGAAGAGTTCCCGGAGCCTTTGCAGAGGGGGTTATGGACCAACAACCCATTCAAGCATGAGGAGTTGTGCATCGAGACTTTCGGCACCTTCAACCTCAATGCCCATGGTGAGGAGAGAGCGCAAGCGCCGCTGATCCGCATGACAGAGGCTGCACGGGAAAAGCAGGGTATTGCCTGGACCTATCTGGGGCACTCGGTCCACGCCCCTCTCCTGACCGCGATAAGGGATCTCTATGCCGAAGAGGAAATGTGGGAAAAGATCAGCCAGTGCGACATCAACCGGGAGTGGTCGGCCTCCATTGTCCAGAACGCCCAAGGCCAACTCAGGGCCTACTTCTGTGAAGTGGCTGCGAGTTTCGATCTCGCCCGAGGGACGGATAACGGGATTGAAGTATATCCCGGCTGGTGGACCAGGACGGCCAACGACTTCAGGGACCAGATAGGACATTTCTGCCCCGGCTGCGGGGTGGCGGCCAAACTCAAGGGGCGCGCCGACAGTGACGAGACAGACGATTACACACGTTCCAATGCCGGCATCGCCAAGAACAATCCCAAGCGGAAGGTCGAGCGTGTCACCCATCCCAACTTCGAAGTCAGACGGGTCACCGACTACGGGCAGATCGTGACATGAAGAACTTCGGCCTCCTGATCCTGGCTTATCTCACAGGGGTATGGCTGATCTGGGAAGCCTGCCTGTGAGCCGGCTGGAGAAGAAAGCGATCATGGCTGTCCTTGCCATGTGGGGCGCCATCATCGCCACTGTCGAGTTCGCGTTGTGAGAATACAGGATTTTCTCTTGCGCTATGAGTTCGATCCGGTGTTCCGGTTAAAACTCTTTTGTGTCGCGTGGATGGCGTTCTTTTTTGGTCTTGTTCTGTGGCTCAAGGCATGAAAACCGTCGCCGTCGTCACCGCCACCACTGGGCGCCACTCGCTCTACCAGACCATGCGCTCGGTCCATAACCAGACCCATCCCTGCCAGCATTATGTGGTCTTCGACGGGGTCGTGGCCCGCAAGCACTTCCAGATCCCGGATAGCGTCCACACCATCGAACTGCCGGTCGCCACCGGGAAGAACGGGATCATGAACGGCGGCATCTGTGCAGCCGCAGCATTCCTGGTCACCGAGGATTACATCTGTTTCCTGGACGACGACAACTGGTTCGACCCGGACCACATCCAAACTATGATGGACGTCATAGGCGACAAGGCTTATTGCTACAGCCTCAGAAAGCTTTATGACGGCGACACCTTCTTTGCTAATGATGACGGGGAATCCCTTGGCCATCATGGCCAGATGGTCGATGTCAACTGTTTCCTGTTCAAGCGGGAAGTCTGCTGTGGCATCGCCCCTTTGTGGTATCACACCAACGGCAAGCTGATGGTCGGCGACCGCATGGTGTGGCAGGCGCTCAAGGACAACAACACCCCCTGGGCTGCGACGGGCCGGTACACCGTCAACTACCGCATGGGGGCCAACTTCGCCACCAAGGGATTCTTCTTTCTTCACAACGCACTTGCGAGATCAAAATACCCGGACCAGGATTATCCATGGAGCATTTCTTCGAGAACATAGAAGGCTGGTTCAACTCCGAGGACCTCTACCGCGAGCGCGTCGCCGTGGCCGAGGACGGTGCCAGGTTCGTGGAGATCGGAGCCTGGAAAGGCCGCAGCGCCGCCTTCATGGCCGTCGAGATCGCCAACTCCGGCAAGCAGATTCATTTCCATGTCATCGACAATTTCAGGGGCAGCGAGGAACACAAAGAGCATGAGTGTGTCCGCTCTCGAACACTTATGCAGGAGTTCCTCCAGAATATGCTGCCTGTCTCCGGGCATCATTCCACCCTTGTGGCTGACAGCGCCGCCGCCGCCGACTACTTCGCCAATGCCAGCATCGACTTCTGCTATATCGACGCCGCCCACGATTACGAATCGGTGAAACGCGATATCCTGGCCTGGCTGCCCAAGATGAAACCCGGCGCCACCCTGGCCGGCGACGACTACAAGTTCTACCCAGGGGTCAAACAGGCGGTGGACGAAGTCCTTGGTCCCACCGCCACCGGCGGCATGGGCGACAATGTCTGGCGCTACACATGTCCTTTGATCTAAACCAGTTCTACCGCTTCTGCCGCCAGCTCAAGATCGAGAGCAAGGAACATGGCCTTGTGCGTCTCGATAACATGCTGGGATCGCAGACCTATGTGATGGACGAGATCGGGGCCGGACTTGAGAACGGCATCCACTTCTTCGTCATCCTCAAGGGCCGGCAGCTTGGGATTTCCACCATCTCGCTGGCGCTGGACCTCTATTGGCTGTTCACCCATCCCGGCTTGCAGGGAACGCTGACCACCCATAACGAGGAAAGCCGTGACCAATTCAAGTCCACCCTCTCCATGTACATGGACGGACTGCCGAAAGAGTGGAAGATCCCTCACGTCCAGCACAACCGCAACCAGCTTACCCTCAGGAATCGAGGTCGCCTTTTTTATCAAATTGCCGGAACCAAGGCCAATGGAACTCTGGGGCGCGGTAAGGGTATAACCTTCCTCCACGGCACCGAAACCTCGAGCTGGGGCGACGAAGAGGGGCTGGCTTCCCTCATAGCCTCTTTGGCCGAACACAACCCCGACAGGCTTTATCTCTTCGAGTCCACCGCCCGCGGCTTCAACATGTTCCACGACATGTATGTCACCGCCAAACGCGCCCGCACCCAGAAGGCCATCTTCTGCGGCTGGTGGCGCAACCACCTCTACAGCGTCGATGCCGAAAGCCCGATCTACAAATGCTACTGGGACGGCCGCCTGCTGCCTGAGGAAAAGGAATGGATCAAGGACATCAAGAAGTTGTATGCGGTCGAGATCAACTCCCGCCAGGTCGCCTGGTGGCGCTGGAAAATGGCCGAGGGCATCAAGGACGAAGCCCTGATGTATCAGGAATACCCGCCCACCGAGGACTACGCCTTCGTGATGACGGGCTCCTCCTTCTTCTCCCATTCCCGCTGCACCGACGCCGCCAAGGCGGCCAAGACCAGACTGCCGGACTATTACCGCTATGTGATGAAGGCCAATTTCCAGGATACCGAGGTGGTGCGCTCCACCGAGAAGATCGCTTCGCTGAAGGTATGGGAGGAACCGGTTGACAATGCCTATTATGTCATTGGCGCTGATCCTTCTTATGGCTCAAGCGACCATGCCGACCGCTTCTGCCTCCAGGTCTACCGCTGCTACGCCGACGGCCTCGACCAGGTTGCCGAGTTCTGCACCGCCGAACTCAATACCTACCAGTTCGCCTGGGTCATCGCCCACCTCGCGGGGGCCTACCGCAACTCCACTCTCAATCTGGAGGTTAACGGACCGGGACAGGCGGTGATCAACGAGATCCGATATCTCAAGCGTCA